TGAAGTTGTGTCTAAGCTGTTTCCATCTCAATTTTATTCGGTGGCGGACACTTTGCAATATACATTGAGATGTGTTGACGCCATGACGCCAATGACTCCAGCCTTATTTCAAACTTTCCTAAAAATTCCACTTTCCCTTCTTCAAAAAAAAACAAAAGTTAGGAATAAGACTGGAGTCATTGGCGTCATGGCGTCAACACATCTCAATGTATATTGCAAAGAACACCAAACAAGTCCGAACAATTGACTGCTTCAAGACTGGGTGGCGGACACTTTGTAATGTACGACATTGTGAAACGAACTTACCCCCTGGATACTGGCACGTGGCGTTTGGGCTTCCTGGGTTGGGTTGGAGCGGAGACGGAGGGAGGTGGCGACGGTGTGACGACGATGGGTTCCATTACATTGGTCAACACAAAAACTCTAGTTTCTGGGGCGCTTTAGTAGAGGGGCACGTCTTTGTTTTGGAGTACCCAGCTGACGGTGAGTGCGTTGACGATGGCGGAGAGGGTGTCCTCGGCTTCCTCCAGGTACTTGGCCATGGAGGCGGGTGAGCGGGCGCGCAGAGCGCCTTGGAGGAGGGAGCGGACGTCGTTGGAGGGGGTGGCGCCGAGGGCTTCGAGGATGAGTGTGACGTTTCTGCGGAGGTCGGCGAGTTTGGGCGTGCGGAAGTGTTGCTTGTCCTCGATGACGAGGAGGAGCGTGCCGAGTTGCCCCTTGAGGTTGTAGAGGAGCCCCACGGGCGAGTTGAAGAATCGCAGGAGTTTCTCGAGGACGAATCTGTGTTTTCGCTCGTCGTCGAGGAGGTAGTAGCTGAATGCGCGCTTGAGCCCCTTGAAGAGGTTTCGACGCGTGTAGAAGTACTCTTCGTACGAGTGCTTGAGCGAAGAGAGCTGGCTGGATTTCAGGATGTCTTCGGGGAAAAAGTTGGACTGGTCGCCCAGTTTGAGAAAGTAGTTGTCAGAGAATTCGGTGAACACGCCGTCGATGATTTTGACGACGTCCAATTTGAAGACGTTTCTGGACAGGATGCATTCTTGGAAGGTGATGCGCTTGCCGTTGGAAAGTATTTTAAAGCCTTTGGCAATATCTTGCTTGCTCCATCGGAGGGGTTCATTGTCGAGGTCGGCGCCGCACTTGAGGTCGGTGACGAAACAGGTGGGGTCGGCTTCGCATGCTTTGAACTTGGCGCGGAACAGTCCGAGGATGGCGTCGAGGGCCCCTTGCGTGTCGAAGCGCTTCTCGTAGAGTTCATTCAGGTCGTAGTCGCTGACGTAGCGCACGTGTTTGAGTGCGGCGGAGCCGACGACTTTGTATTTTCGGCTGACGGTCATGAGGTTGAAGACGTCCCGAACGTGGTTGCTGAAGTCGGAGAGTTGTTTTTTGTCAAAGAGGTGAATCTCGCTCATACATTGAGGCAAGATTTTTTTGTGGAGCACTGCTGACAGCCATTGAGAGGTTCATTTGAAGTCGTCTTGAAATGAACCATTGTCCCACTTATTCGAACTCCTTGTGTGGGAGGACGACGGGGGGGTTGAGTTCCTTGTATCGGCGGCGCTTGCGCTCGAGGTAGGCGCGGTGTTTCTCGGGGTCGGCCTTGATGGCTTGGTAGTGGCGCTTCGCGCGTTCGCGGATGACGTCGGCGTTTCGGCGGTTGTAGTCGCGCATGCGGGCTAGATGGCGCTGATAGGGGTCGGCAGGAGGCGCTGGTGCGGGTTCAGTGGCCGGCGGAAGCACCCCTGGTTCGGGGCTTGGCACTCGCAACACAGGAGGGGGATTGGCAAATTCCATGTGACTATATTATATTGGCAGATGTCTTTAAGTTTCTTGGCGCAAATAGCATTTAATTGGCGAACCGAGAAAGAGGCGGGCGCCCCCCCTTGGTGGTTGGCGAGTCGTCTGGCGTGTTTGCTGGAGCGCATGTGGACGGCGAGGGAGGAGCGAGCGCAGACGGCGCCACATTTGCAGGTGACCTTGGCGAGCATGCTTGCGCGCTTGGCTTGGTAGTACCCCCTGAACTTGTCGCGGTTGTTGCGGAAGTAGTTGCGGTAGTAGTCGGGGTTCCTCTCGACGAATCGCTGGGCGCCCTCTTTGAACTTGTGGACGTTGTCCCGGTAGTACTCGCTTGGCCCGCGCCCCGGCTTGTTCAGGTTGACGACGTTGGACAGCGTTTCGACATAGTGGCGCTCGCGCATGAGGAGTTCGCTCTTTGACTGGCACCCCGGCAGATGCTCGAGCACTCGGATGACGTACTCGCCCCCTTCGAACACCTTGGAAGACGATATGTAGACGCGCGTTTTACCCTGCAGAAAGTCGTTGTGGTGCGTGAGGTGCTGGCGCAGTCGGTTCTCGAGCGAACGCTGACAGGTCGAACCAATGTAACGCAGTCCCGTCTGAGTGTTCAGAATCTCGTACACCTTGGCATATGCGAAACTTGCTAAATGTGTCATGTTAAGATACATTGCATACCAATGGACCATTTAAGCTGAAATCGGGGCATTAAGTATTTCTAGATTTTCGTGTGGATGACAAACACCCATTGCGATAAAAATCTAAAAAGAAAGTAGAGAGGTAGTTCAGAAATGGAACAATCGAAACTGTACGACTTTCTGAGAGGCGCATCCATCGCGGAGAGTTCGCTGAAACTGTACATGAACAATCTGCGTCGCTTGAACGGGGGCGAGTTCCCTCGCGATTTCAAGTTTTTGAAGAACACCGAGAAGATTTTAGGCGACTTGGAGAAGTTCAAGCCGAACACGCGCCGTAGCTACCTGATCAGCATCGTGACCACTTTGAAGCACGACCCCAAGATGAAAAAGCTGTATGGCGTGTACTACGAGCACTTGGACAGATACAACAAGGAGGGCGCGAAGCACAACGACAAGACGGAGACGCAGAAGGCGAACTGGATTGAGCAGAGCGACGTGCGTGAGATTTACGAGCGCGTCACGGAGGAAGCCCGCCCCCTTTTGGCAAAGCGCAAGCTGAGCGCGGATGAATATGACGCCGTCTTGAAATGGGTGGTGCTGTCCCTCTACGTGCTTCAGAAGCCGAGACGCAACGCAGACTATCAGCTGAGCAAGTTGGTGAACAAGTACAGCGACAGCAACGACAAGGCCTTCAACTACCTGGACTTGTCCACGGGTCAATGGCACTTCAACAACTACAAGACGAAGGGCACGTACAAGACGCAGACCGTGGAGGCGACCCCCGAAATGCTGGAGGTGGTGCGCGCCTTCTTGAGACACCACCCCCAAGGCAAGGAGATGAAGAAGAAGAGCGGCAGCGTGATGCTCCTGGTGGACAGGGAGGGCGCCCCCTTGACCGCGGTCAATGCCATCACTCGCATCTTGAACAAGGTCTTTCAGAAGAAGATCGGCGTGTCCATGCTTCGATCAATCTACCTCACGGACAAGTACGGCAACAAAATGAACGAACTCCAGCAGGACGCCCACGACCTTGGCACCTCCACCAATGTGATTCAAACCCAGTACGTCAAGACGGACGGAGACAGCGTGGCAGTCGGCCCCAGCGAGGAAGCTTAAACCAGTTTCACGGTAAATTTACCATAAAACTGATTCAAATACTAATTGGCGAACATGAATGTGGTATGTTCTAAATCAGACCTTTGAAGGGTTGGAAATATTGTCTGGCCAGCTTCGTCGAGGGGCAGGGTTGGGGCTTCAAAGGTGGGGCTTGGTCGGCGAAAAAATGTCGGCTCAATGTATGAGCAGGAGAAGACAGGAACAGCAACTGATCGAGCATTACGAGCGCGAGCTTCAGAAGATGATGAGCGACAAGGATTTTGAGCGGTACTTAGGTGGCGGACACGTGATCAAGTACAGCGACCTGGCGAACTACAGCAACATCAACGACTTGCTCCCCCAAAATAAGGATTTCAAGATTATGTTGATAGAGAGCAGTCCGAACTGCGGGCACTGGGTCTGCTTGATGAAGTACGGGGACATTATCGAGTACTTCAACTCTTACGGCACGAAGCCGGAGTACGACTTCAAATTTATCCCCACGCACACGAAATACCTGTTGGGACAAGGTGGCAACCTGCTCACGAATCTGCTTCGCACCAAGTCCCCCGGGCAAAAAGTATTTTACAACAAGAAGCGGTTCCAGAACAACATTGAAGGCATCAACACGTGCGGGCGCTGGGTGACGGCGCGCATACTGGCGATGTTGATGGGGTTCGAGCTGGACGACTTCATTGTGAAGGCGGAGGACAAGTCGAGAGACACGGGCAAGCCGTTCGACATCTTGGCGGTGGACTGGATTCCCTGCGAAGGCGGAGACGCTTAGACCTCCATCTCGGGGGTGTCGGGGTTGCGTACGCGGTTGTACTCGTCAATCATGAATTTGTAGAGCTTCTTGTTTGAGCTAATGTGGTGGTCGACCCAGGTGGCAGCGATGTGGTTCCAAAAGTCGGCCCCACCAAATCCGCGGTCGAGCCACTCGTCGAACTCCTCCACTTCGTCATAGTGGTTCACCCCCCACCATTCGGCGAGGTCGTCGCGCAAGGCTTCGGTGATTTCTTGGATGTCAGCGGCGGTGAAACGTTCGTGGAAGGGCTTGACGGTTTCCACTTCGGTGAAGAAGTCGAAAGTGTCGAACATGTCGTCCACGACGTTGCTCTCGAATTCTTCTTCCGACCCGTATTCGTACACGACCCCGTTTACGAAACTTTCGAACAGTCCGGAGGAACGAGCGTCCGTCGACAATGCAATTTCGCCGTTGTCGAGCATCGCGAGACCCATGAAGTCACAAATTGCATCCATCATTTTGGTTTCGTACGTAGCAGTCATTTTACTTGGTACACTATATAGGCAGAACGGCTTTAAGTCACTTCTAGTATATGTTGTACTGAGATTGTTTGGGTTGTTTGTGCAGACCCCCAGAGCTGGCATTCCGTCTCAATTTTTTTCGAAAGTCGTGGTGCCCCGTCGGAAGTTGGGGCGACCGAAATTATTTTCTGGAGCTAGAGTAATGGAAGACTGCATTGAACTTGAAACGCCGGTGACTTTGCCAAAGGTAGTCACGAAATACCGCTACGAACTGCGCGACTGGGTCCCCCACGTGGAGGTGGGATTTCAGGTGTGGTGCTACAGCGCGATGGGCGAATTTCTCCACTGCTTCTCCGGGAAGATTGAGGGAACTGAGTACGTACAATGGGGCACAGATGACGTGTACATCGACGAGGTAATTAAGGGAAAGGTGCTGGCCAAGCTGGCCACCCTTAAATGTTGAGGTAGTGTATGTGGATACCTGTGGGTTTAGACGGAGTCTTTTTTTTGAGCTTGGCGACCATCCTTGTGGGCGCGCTGGGCGTCGGTGCCAAGTACTGTCTGCGCAGCAAGTGTTCGCACTTCTCCTGCTGTTGCGGTCTGTTTGTGATTGACCGGCGCGTAGACTTGGAGACGCAGGAGTACATCCGCGAGATGGAGTTGGGCGTGAGTGGCGACGGCGAAGAGAAGGCCAGCGACCCCGTCACCCGCCCCCCTCTCCCACCCGTGTAAGGTGGCGAACATCAATGTACCGTATTTAAATACCATACATTGAAAGGTGTGAATATTAGGGCTCCCGGCTCATGGCGTTCACCAGAGGAGGAGTATGCTGAGGGTGTTGGGCGAGTAGATGTTGTGACGCCAGTCGCCCTTGATGCCGAGGGCGCGTTTCAGATAACGTTGCTGACGCGCGGAGTCTTGGTGTTTGGTGAAGTCCTCCATTTTGGCGTCGCCGAAGTGAACCCAGCGCCCCGTCTTCTTGTCCTGGATTTGGTACTTTTTGGTTGGGCGACTGCTCTTGTATACGATGGCGTCGGGGCCGTAGATTTCGCGCGCGGCTGCTTGGACAGCGCTGGGATTGGAGACGGAGTGAAGCGGGTCGCGCTTGGGGACCTTGGTGGCGGGCACCAGACGGACGGCATCGACTCGCTTGATTTCCCGCTTAAGTTTTTCAATGTCCCTGGCGTCTCGAGGGTCTCCCACTCCCTCGGCCTGATGCTCTTCGAGGTGGTTGACGATATCTCGGTAATTGTCGGAGACGCGTTCCAGATGCTGGTCCAGCCCTTTGCCGACGAGTCCCGTTTCCTCAGCGTGGCGCCCGTTCTCATTGTAGTAGTCATTCAGCTTGCGGTAGTAGGCCTTTTCTGCGGGAGTCAGGGAGTTGTAGCGCTTCTGCCAGGCGTCGGCGCTGAGGTGCCCCCTTTCGTTGTCAACGTAGAGCTGGATGGATTTTGCAGGCTTGATGGCGTCGCGCTTCGCGATTTCTCGCGTGACGATTTCCTGAGTTCCTGGAATGACGCGATCTAACATGGAGCTAGCACCGGACCCCGCACCATACACGCGGTGGAGCAGCGCTTTGCCCTTGGGCGCCTTGGCGCCATCTTCGTCGTCGTCGTCCTCGCCATTGGCGTCGGTGTGCAGGGACGGATTCTTGTATTTGATCCAAGTGGGCGTAAAGACGGTGTGCGTGTTGTCGAAGTAGGGACGCAACTCGGCCTCCCGCTTGTTCTTCTTGCCTTTGCTGGACAGAATGGAGTCTGGGTTGAACTTCATCTCTACTCAACTATAATATTTTATTAGGATAGATGACAACCAGAGGAGGCAAGCGAACGGCGAGCGAAATGAAGGCGCTCATTAAGGCGTCGTACCAGAAACGTGCCCCTCAAAAAGTGGGCGTGTGGGAACTCGACAAGGAACTGAGCAACGACACTGCACGCGTGTACTTCAACCCCGAGACGGGCGAGGCGACCGTGACGCACAGAGGCACCAAGGGGGTGGCAGACTGGGGCAACAATTTGGCTTATCTTTTGGGCGCCTACGAATACACGGACCGTTTCAAGAAAGGCAAGGACGTGCAAGAAAAAGCGGAGGAGAAATACGGGAGCGAGCACGTGTCCACTTTGTCGCACTCCCAGGGGTCGGCGGTGGCCCGCAAGGTGGGCAAGGAATCTAAAGAAATCATAAACGTGAATCCCATGTACGGCCTGGAGGCGCCGGCGGCCAACGAGTACAACGTGCGCACAAGCTTAGACCCGGCAAGCGCGCTTTATTACCCGGTCTCCAAGGTGAACGAGTGGATGCACCCGGAATGGTCAAAGAAGCACGACGTCACCATACCCTCTGAGACGGTGTTGCCTTGGGTGGAGCACAACAGCAGTGTTTTAGACCGATTGGGAGACGCAGAAATAGGTGAAGGAAGTGGGCGGAATAAAATCTCGCGCTATGACAGAAACATGAAACGCGGGCGACGTGCCAGACAATTGGGATACACAGGTGACACCATCAATTGGGAAGGAGGCGGCAACGCGTCAAGCGCGCAAGTGCACCCGGCCCCACAAGAGGATGACGAGATTCAATGGGAGGAAGAGGAGGACAGACCCGTGACCCGCCGGAGACGGAGACGACAAGATGCTTTCACGGCCTTTTACGACGACGACGGGGAGGATGAGCAGACCACACGCCAGCCAATCGGGTTGGCCAGACGCGAGCTGACCCCCAAGCAAGTTGCGAAGCTCGGGGAGATGCACACTGCTTTGAACAGCATCCCGGCACGCAACAAAAATGCGCGGGAAGAGTTGGAGGCGGAAATCGAGGAGTTCTGGAACAACCCCCTGCCAGACGAGTCCTTTGAACTGGAGAACACCAGCGCGACTCCGCGCCCACAACCAGCGAGGAGAAGGGCAGACAGCGACGCTTCGGAGATGGGCGAGGCGTCTGGCAGCGACATGGAAGGCGGGATTCGCAGGAGGTACTTACAGATGGACGAAGAATCGGACGGAGAATCGTCTGACGACGGTCTCGTGTTCATGCCACCACAAGCGCAAGAACAAGTGCAAGAACAAGCGCAAGAACAAGAGCTGGAGCCATACCCCGCACCACACTACCCTTGGCAACGAGACCCCGCCAACTGGCACCAGTATGAGCGCCCCATGAACCCGGCGGATGCTTGGAGAATGTCGGGAATCATCCCGTACGGCGAGTACCTGAACAGGATTGACGAGATGGAGGGTGTCGAGCATGAACCCTTGAACCCCGATGGGATGGACGACGACCAGCACGACGACAGCGCGAGAGAAGCACGCATGGATTTCTACGACGCTCTCAGAGAGCAGTTGCCCCAAAGAATGGGCGAGTTGACGCCGAGAGAAAGGCTGGCTCACACGTTGGCGATGCGAGAAATGGAGGCGGCGAGCTGGAGCGAGGAGGACATAAACGAAGACCCTGAAGGCTTCGACGAGCTCGGTGCGTCGATCTTCAAGATGAGAGAATGGCTGAATCCAGACTACTGTTATTTCAAGCAAGACGGCCAGATCAACCCGCACCAGCGACGCGACTACTACCGCCGTTTGGATGGCATCGTCGTTGAGGGCGGTGACGATGACGACGATGACGACTATTCCGACGAAGAGGGAGACGAGGAAATTGGAAATCTCCGACGACGCATCGGCACCATGTTTCAAGGCACCGGAAACGCCAAAGCAGAGGGGGGCAGGTTGCCCCGTTGGCTGAACCCCCGTCGCAACCGCGTTGGCGTGGCCGAACAGAACGCGCGCGTAGAACCAGAGCCGACCCCCGAGAACTCGGACGAGGAGGAAGAGCATGAACTTGAGCCCCCTTCGCCCCGCGACCCAGCAACCCCACGCGACCCAGCAACCCCCCGCGAACCCAGATTCAGGTTAAGCAACCAGGACTTGGACGCAGGACGCGGACACATGGACGTTTTCAGCGACGAGGCATTTGACGAGGCGGCGCAAAACATGCCGGGGCCAGACTTCCGCATATTCGTTCAAGCGGTGAACCTGACAAACAGGCGCATAAGAGACCCGGAACACCGCAGACAGATAGGCGTGAGACTGGAGCATTACCTGCGCGAGCCCACCTTCGAAGTGGGGCAAGAAGCGCTCCTTTTCATCGGGAGGTTGATGGATGCAGAAAGGGCATTGCGACGCGCGCAGAACCCTGCTCCACTCATCCCGGAGGAGTCGGAAGAGTCGGAAGAGCCGGAAGAGTCGGAAGAGTCGGAAGAGTCGGAAGAGTCGGAAGAGTCGGAAGAGTCGGAAGAGTCAGGAACCGCGTTGTCCTTCAACTTGTCCTCGGACACGGAGGAGCCGGGAGAGTTAGAGCCGGAAGAGTCGGAGCCGAAAGAGTCAGGAACCGTGTTGTCCTTCAACTTGTCCTCGGACACGGAGGTGCCAGAGACCAACGAATACGAGGGTGGCTCCCTCCAGTTGGCGGCGCTTCCGGACTTGATTGCAGGGGCGGTGAGCAAGGCCTTGCGCAAGAAGAAGCCCGAGCCGACTCGCGGACGCAACCCGATTGTTTCGTTTGCCAAGAAGGGGGAAAACGGTCGTTTCGAGCCCAAGAGCATGAGCGACTACGAGGCCGACAATGCCAGCGAGAGCGAGGATGACTGGCACGGCGGACGTCGCAAGAAACCCAACATTGGCCGGGCGTTTCAGAAAGTGAGCAAGGGTTTCGAGAAGATGAGCGAGGGTCTGAGCTACGCGAATCCAATGATGTGGGCTCTGAAGGACAAGAAGACGGCGAATGCGATGGGGGACATTGGTTTAGCCACGAACGATTACGCACTGCCTGCGGTGGTGGCGGTGGGCAAGCCGGTGTATGACGCCACGGCCATGGCAGCGTCGACCATGTTGACGGGCAACCCGGTATTGGGCAAGGTGGCAGCCGACACGCTCTGGAACAACATGGTGGCGAAGCAGGGCGTCGACCCGCGCGAGCGTCAGAAGTCTGCATTTTTGGGCAAGGCGGCGGGCGAGACGGGCCAGCTGGTGGCGACCCCCTTCGGCAGTATGATGATGGGCAGGGGTTTGAAAGGAGGCCGGCGAGACGAAGACGAGTTGCGACAGGACATTTTGCGCATGTACGATGCCGTGGCGCGTTTCAGACGGATGGCGCAAAATCGAAACGTCCGAGGCTACCGCGGAATTCGAGACGACGACAACACGTTGTACCATTTTCAGCGCAGGGGTGCGCATGAGATGTTGCGCGACTTGGACAACGCGGGAAGCCGGACGGACGTGGACCTGGTTGACAGGCACTTGGGCATCATCACGAGGGCGTATCGCAACATGATGCGCGCAGTGAACCCCGACGACGACCACACGGAGGCGGACGACGACTTTCCCGTCGAGTCGGAGGAAGAAGACGAGGACTGGCAGGAAGAAGAGGAGGAGCATGAGTGGGGCGCTTGGAGTGACGAGGAGGACGAGGCCGAGCGAAACAACTTTCCTGCGCAGTGGGAGGACGCACAGACGGACGAGGACGAAAGTGTGGAAGGGGCGGGACTTCGTGCCATTGCCCGCAAGATGCATGGGAAGGGATTGCGCGCCATCGCCCGCAAGATGCACGGCAAGTAGTCCCGACCTGCTGTGCGACGAAGCTGTTCGGACAATATTCACACCCTTCTGAAGTATGGATTTGAAACATGACACATTGATGTTCGCCATTAATGTGTTATGAAAGTGACTTAAACCCTGTGCCTATATCATATACAGAGGATGAGTGAGATGACACGCGAACGGATGATGTTCATTGCGAGCCAACAGCGCAAATGGGCACGTGAGATGGAGCGGGCGGACCGCGAGCGCAGGGAGTTGAACCGCATCATGAGTCTGCGATATTCGAACGGGTACCGCAAACCGTGCACTACAGACGAAATCAAGGCCAAGTTGTGCCAGCGTCTAGGTGTCAAGGAGTGCAACCTGAAAGGCGAACTGGAATCGTGGGGGTTCTACGACTCCTTCCTGTTCGATTGAGTCCGTTGGGCCTTGCCTATATGCTATAGGTGGGTTGGATGTATGCAAAAAGGGGTGTCCAGATTTCTGAAACGCACAAATCTGAAAGAAATCTAGCGTTGGTTAGATAAAATCTGGTAAAAATTTATAAATTTTTACCAGATTTTATCTAAAAGTAATCTAAACCGTCTTAGATTTCTCGCACCCCGAAAGAAATCCATGGATTTCTTCAAATACTTGTCTTTATATCGACCTATAGCATATAGGCAAGGCACCCTTAGAGCAAATATTTGGTCGGGCAGTTTCGATATTGTTGCCATATGGTCGGGATGTCCCTGCTGTCGTTAATCTTCTCTCCGTAAAAGTTGCGACCACACCCGATCATGGTCTGCGTCCGCGTGTCCTTCTTCTGTCTCGAACCGCGTCTGCGCCCAGCACCCTCCATGTTGTCCTCCGACTGCGCCTCATCCTGCAACGCATCCAACTTGTCTTGGAAGACGCGTTGCGCGTGACCTTCATATATGACCTTGTTGCGCATCGCCTCGCGCTGGAAATCCCTCTCCATGTTGCCGCTCATCTCGGTCTGCTGACCCGTCGGCGTGTTCTGCTTCCAAGAGTTGATGATGACTGTGAGCGTAAGCATGAGTTCGTTGCGGGCCGTCATGAAGGTGTTCATGATTTCGTCTCCGTACTGGTTCAGCTCCATGAGCCTGGTACGCGCTTCTGCCCAGCCACCTCTGCCATAGTGCTCGTCCATGTTAGTGCGGTTGCGAACCACGCCCGTGAATGGGTCGATGTACTTGACGGTCAGAGGCTCGTCGTTCGCCTTCGCCCCTGTCACTGGGTTCACCTTGCGTCGGGTAAAGGGGTCAGTCACGTCCTTCGCAGAGTTCTTCACCATCAGAAAAATGTTCATCAGGTCTTTCACTTGCGCCTGCGTCAGCTTCGTCATGGCTGGACGGATGGACGACGTGGCCACCATGTTCATGCGACGCGTGACCGTAATCAAGTAGAAGATGAGCGACGCCCAATTGCGAGGGTCGTCGTACTTCGCGCCGGACATTGCGCTGGGCATCATCGACTGCGAAGGGTCGTCGCCAAAAGTACCGTCAGAAATCTCGCTCATGTCGTCGAAACCGACGTGTTTGCCCCTGTGCTGCGAAATCGCCTCGGAGTTCATGTTGTCTTCCGGGTAGAATTCGCGGAAGCTGTCCGCATCGCTCATCAGGCGTCTTTGACGCACCGCCTCAGGAACGTCGTCGTTTCCTGGGTAGAATTCGCGGAAGCTGTCTGCGTCGTTCAACAAGCGATTCTGGCGCATCGTCCACTCGCTGGGCGCCACCGTGCTCCCTGCAGGAGATGAGTACACCGTCTCCACCGCTGGAAGCGAACGCGCCGTGCTCCCTGCAGGAGATGAGTACACCGTATCCTCGTCTGGCTGGCTCGCGATGAGTCCCAACAATTCCTGAAGTCTGCTCGATTCGATGGTGCCGGGAGTCTTGGGGGTTTTGCCTGACCGGGGCGACAGCACCTCGTTTAACTCGTCCAACACTTCAATGGAACGTTTCAACTTTGGCACGTCCTTGGGTTTCTTGATGCGGTACCTTCCTTGCTCGTCCACTCTGACCGGTCCCCATTTGCCGGGAGGGGGCGGGGGCAACGAAGATGGGGGTGGAGGTATCAAAGAGGGAGGTTTGGCTTCCACCTTCCTGGGTGGTGGCGGTGGCGGTTGCGGTGGCCTCTCCTTCCCAACGATCACAGTGGAACCGTCTTTCTTCTTCCTGATGAACACTATGGAACCGTCGTCGTCCTCCTCAATGACCTGGGTGGCCCCTCGTTTGGGGCGCTTCGGTTTCTTCGGCGTATCGCCATTGCTTCCTCCTCGCTTCGCCTCGGTCTTGCTCGCCAGCATGTTCTGAATTCGGAGCACGACGCTGTGGAAGACACCCGCCAAGTCAGTCAGTTTCCCCATGCTGTCCGTCAATCGTCGTTCCGCATCTAAAGCAGACAGGGTCGCCTGGTCCGGGTCTTCCAGAGGGTTCTTCATCCTCTCTAAAGCGATGGTCGCCAACTTCTTCGAGGCGTAAATGGTGCTGTCTGGGTTGTAATCCAGCGTGTTCTTCTCCGGCAACTGTGGCATATAATCTGACGTGATATTATTTCCTCCGAAATCAATCATTCAATTACTTAGTGGCGAACATCGATGTGTCCTGTTTTAAATCCATACTTTGGAAGGGTATAAATGTTTCGGCTTTTGCTTCGTCGCAGAGCAGGTCGGGGACTTCAAGGGGCGGGCATCTGGCCGGCGAATTGCGCCGTTTGTTCGCCAAACATATGTTTCTGATTTTCACTTAAAGACACGACGAGCCAGAAAGCACATGGCGAACACACAACCACTTCTGAAAGTGTTGGCCGACGCCGGCTGCAACTACTGGGCGACCGACATCGGCGAGTTCTACACACACTTCCGCGACCTGTCTCAGGGGGCCCTGCAGAAGGCGCTCACCAAACACACCAACGCACGCAACCGACTCCTCTACGACGCCGAGGACGACGAACACTATCTGGGCAAAGCGAACCAGCACGTTTTCAAACGCACACTCTGGGACGAGAAGAAGGGCAAAATGGTCACCCCGCCAATCTTGCTTTTCCCCGCCACCAAGTGGGAGGACCCCTTCTGGGTCGCCAAGAAGATGGAGTACCTCCGCGCACAGAAACGCATCTTTGACGCCTGGGCCCAGCTCTCCGGCATCCACCTCGACGAAATCGGAGCCGTCTACGAAGCCATGCGCCAAGACAGCCTCGCTGCCACCCGCGACAAGCGCAAAGCACACGCCAGCGAAAAAGTGCCCTGCCCCCATTGCTCACACCCCGTCGCACGCACCCACCTCACACGACACCTCAAAACGTGCCAGCAACCTTGAACCAAGTCGCAGTTGTCTTCTTGTCTAATCACCCTTTCAAATACTTAATGGCGAACATCGATGTGTCCTGTTTTAAATCCATACTTTGAAAGGGTGATTATGTTTCAGCTTTTGCTCCGTCGCAGAGCAGAGTCGGGGACTTCAGAGGTCAGGACTTGGGTCGGGGACTTCGAAGGTCAGGACCAAGTCGCCATTGTCTTCTCGCCCCCCACATCTTCATTTACTTATTGGCGAACATCGATGTGTCCTGTTTTAAATCCATACTTTGAAAGGGTGTAAATGTTTCGGCTTCTGCTTCGTCGCAGAGCAGGAACGGGAGTTTAGTAGAGGTCATGTTCCTTCACGTATCTGCTAGCGTCTGCCAAACTGAGGCCTAGCTCCTTCATGACCTTGGACACGATGGCCCCGCGAGGGTTCGTGCGTTTCGGTTTGTCGCGACCTCTGCCGTACGCGTCTTTGCCAGCAGTGTAGGAGGTGAGGGCTGGGGGGTACACGGATTGCTCAAACTCTTGCTGATGGTTGCGAATTAACACGCCTCCGGAGCGTCCCTTGCCCTTCTTGGCCACATGCACCTCGGCCATGGGCACGTCCTCATATTCCGCCTCTGCGTGGGCTGGCGCCCGCAAGGAACCCCGCACGTAGTCACGCAAAGCATCCTTGCCCTCCGGCACAATCACGTCACGCATGAAGGTCTTGCCCATCTTGCCCAGCTCGCGGGTCATCGAAAGAACGTGTTTCTTGCCAAGGGATTTGAGCAGGGACTTTTTGCGACGCCCGCCTTCCGCCGAGGGACTCAAAGCAGACTTGATGCCCTCCTTTACCAGTTGCTTGCCCGCGTCTCTGGCGATGGGGGCGACCTCCCTGCCCACCTGTTTCAAAAACTTGGGCATTTTGCCTCCGTGCGCCATTGCGCTCACGCCCTCCTTGATGCCCTCCTTCACCAGTTGCTTGCTGGCGTCCTTGGCGATGGGGGCCAGTTCCTTGCCGATGGACTTCATGACCTTGCCAAAGCTGGGCTTCTTGCCTCCGACGCGACGAATGGGCCCGTGGTGTGGCGCAGTGGCGTCCGAGAGGGGGCGACCCGCCCCGCGAGGGGCATCACGAGTCGGAAAGCCGTTTTGGAAATCGCGGTAAAACTCGCCGCCTAAAGTGGGCGCCGTTTTGCCGTCCATGGAACCGACCGCCAACGTAGCTGGATAGTTGTATTCGTTCGAGCCCGGCAAGACGTAGTTGCGCATTCGCTTGCCTCCAAACATGGTGGGTTGCGCTGTTGTGTCGAGCAGTTCGTCGTAGCCGTCTAAAATCTTCGCCGCTATCAAAGAGTTGTAGTCGTTCATTTCTACACTAGTCCGAGATAATATTTTGACCTACGCGGTCAATATATCATAAGTATTTGAAGGGTTCAATGACTCGATGGAGCTTAAGCAAAGTGTTTGGCCAACTTGGAGACCGCCTTGCGTCCGCCCGAAATGGCGCCGCCGGAGATGGACCCGCCAGACATGGCTCCGCCTGAAGCGCCCGCACCTTGTTGCTGAGGGGCCATGCCCTTGCTCGACCACAAGCGAGGAGCCTCTTTGACCATCTTCATCAAACTGCCCATGCCTCTGTTCTGGAGCTTACCTCCAACCAAGCGCTTGTATTCGTCACTCGTCAAGTGGGGCACTGGGTTCTGCTCCTTGGTGCGCAACACTTGCTCCTTGGTCAAGATACCGGTAAAAATTTGCGATGTGCCCTGTTGTGTGGCAAACACACCGCTGTTGACAGTGATGATGCAAATCTCAGGTTGGGCGACGGTGAAGTCGTATTGGTTCTTCACACGCAAGTTGAACTGGAACTGGTATTGACCCAAAGAAGAAGCGGACAAGTAGGAAGGCAAGGAGAAGTCGAACACAGGGTTCAACACCAACAGCGATCCGGTGGTTGGGACCTTGGTCACGCCTCCTGTCGCGTTGTTGTTCACGTCGGCCTCGCCTCTGAACTCGTAAAAGTTTTGGGCAGAACCGTTTCGGAAAGACAAGTTGTACAAATCTTGTTGAGTCGCGGAAGCCAACAGACCAGAGGCGTTGTTGAAGTTGACGCTGATACCTTCGATGGTCAAGAACGAAGAAGCATAGTTCCAGTTCTGGGAGGACATGGGCACGCGAGCGGTGATGAGAATCATGTCGGGAATCTGGTTCAACTGGATGGACTGCGAGGTGAGGGTTTGAGATGCGCCAGGGGCGATGTTGGTGCCCGAAGAGAAAGTGGTCAAGTAACGAGGGTAGTCCAAGTATGGGACCACGTTCTTGGTGGAAATCTTGGCGTATTGCTCGGGTTGAAGCGACAAGAAATTGAACAAGAGACGGGTGTTCAAGAACCCGACCGCTTGGGAGGCTCCGCCTTGAGGGGCGTCCGCCCAGCCGAGGGCAATGTTGGTGATGTAGCCCTCCAAACCATTGCCTGACTGGTTCACCGAGGTGTTGGCTGTGGAGAAGAGACGCTTGCAGGAACTGTCGACGTTCAAGACCATGGACATGTTGTTGACACCCACCAAACCGGCAGAGCACTGGGGCTCGCAGTTGATGAATGGGGACAAGGCCAAAAAGGGCTCAGTCAAGGTGACCTTAATGAAAATCTTCCAGACGTCGGTGAGCGAGGTTGAGATGGGCGAGGCGTCTGCATAGACACCGTTGATGTAGTGGTCGATTTGGAGGAAATCGAGGGAGTAGGCGCCACGGGGGGCAAAGTCCTCGTCATAGCCGTTGTTGTTGTAGGCGGCCAAAGGGTTCGAGTTGGAACCGATACCGTAGGCGTATTCGCCCCAGGCACTGTCAGGCAAAGAAGGAGTCAAGGAGTTGTAGCGGGACAACACGCGCTTGTCGTTCATGCGCATGAGCATGGGCAACACGTCTTGCAAGTTGGTGGACACGGAGACGTTGTTGATGGTGGCCTGAGTTGTGGTGAACAGGGAATTTAAAGGAAATGCCTGAAGGCTGTCGGTCAAACCGTATTGGAAAGCTTGGGCACCTGGAGCCACGCCAGAGGCAGTAATCTCGAAGGCCAACTGGGAAGAAATAAGCAAGTGACGGTCAATTACGATGTTCTCACTGGGCACCTGGACGTTGAACACAATCGAGGAGTTGGAAGTTGAAACCGCCTGGAACTGTTGGTAGGTGGACTGGGCAGCCGAACTCTGGACGCCAAAGACCTCAGTGGGGGTAATGTCGGCTATACGACTGTCTTCGATGAGCACGCAACGGAAATCACTGGACATTCTAAACTAGCCAAAGATAAAATTCCCGGCAGAACCAAATAAATACCCGCGGGCTTAATAGGCCTTGCCGTCCCCCTCGGTGCCCCTACGGGTGAACAATATCTTGACCGTCGCCGTACCGCCCGTGTTCAGTCTAAAGGGAATCAGCTCGCCCACCCTGTTGCGGTAGAACACCTGAATGTCCAAGTTGTACAGGGGCGTGTTGCCCACTAAATTCACCAGGCGGTACTGGGCCGATGGCACATAAGTAATCGAAGGCTTGTAGATGCCCCCCTCTACCACAAAGTCCGTGATGACCTGCGCAATGTTCGCGTTGTTGCCTCCAGACTGAAACCGCTTGCCGTTGAAGAACAGCAAAGGCGCAGAGACCTGGTTCGCCACGATGGGCAAAGTGTTGGACGTGAACACGATGGAGGTCACCGGGGTCCAAAGCGCCAGCGTTGAGTATTCCTGAACTATCTGGAGCGCCGTGTACGTCGCCGTCACCGGAGGGTAGGAGACCAAGTTGGCGCCCCCGAAGCCCGTCATGATGATGCGCGCGTTCTTGCCGTTGGCCGTCACGTCCGTGCTCTCAATGATAAAGGGAAAGCTGCTGAACAAGTTGAACAGGGACTGATTGAAGTATATCTTGATGAAGTCTGACGTCAAGTCGTCGTAGCCTGCCTGATCCGCGCTCAAAATGGCAATGTTCTGCTGGGTGTCCCAGGCCATCTCGGGGGCATGCGTGGTTGGCAGGGTTGCTCCAGCCAGCGCCACCTTGGCCGCCAAGTTCGTGAAGCACGTCTTGAAGGTCACGTTGATGAGCGATATCCAATACTGGTAGTTGAAAATGTCGTAGTACCCCGTCGCGTTGTTCTGGAGCAGAGTGTCCGTCTGCGAGGGGGGCGCCGGTGGCGTGGCCTGCTTGTTCTGGGGCACGTACCTCAAATACTCCTGGTTCACGTGCACCGTGTTCGTCGAGGGGTCCGTCCATTCCAGCGTGATCGAGTACACGCTCAAGTCTCGGTCCGACTGGTTCGGCTGAATCTCAGGGGTTATCACGGGGAGCGTGTTGGTGTCCAGGGTGAAACGCACGATGCTCAAGTAGTAGCTCTCGGGGTCCAGCACAAAGGGGTTGTTGCGCGTCTCGTTGAAGTAGAGCACCGGGGGCGCTGCGTCTGTGCTGGTCAAGTTCGAAATGGTGATGTCATAGTAAGTCTTGTCACTACTTTGCGCGCTTCGTGTGAATGACATAGTATTATGAGCAAAGATAAAAATCTGTGGTCATGGTACAAATCAAAACCGCTTAAGCGGCGTTTGCTAAGAGGGCAATCTTGTATGGGGTGGCTCCAACGTAGATGGTCAAGTATTTGCCCGAGGCTGCGCCCGCTGTGGTCGCGAGAGGCTGGGAAGGGTTCAAAACCAAGTTGTCGCAAGTGATGCTCACCGCCGCGTCGGTAAACCGGATACTGTTGGTTGGGTCGGCGTCCATTCCGCCACAGCCAACTTCGACATACTCTCCGCCAGTGACGCCAACCAAGCGAATGCCACAATTCAGGTCACTGTGGGCGACGAGGGCCAGTCTTGAATGGTTTCTTCCGCCTGAACCGACAAGTTCGACACTGTCAGTGGTGTCCAAAGGGTTGTATTGGTTTCCGTCACTGTTTGGGATAACCAACAATTGGCAACCCGTCGTAGTCTCCTTGACTCTAAATGTGGGGATGGGGGAAATGTCCGCCGATTGCACGGTTAACCCTTGGGTGCCTGCCGCGAAAATGGTAGGGTTTGCAAGAAGCGGGGAGCTGGCTGAAGATGCGTAACTCATTCTATCCTACCCCGAGATAATATTTCTGGCGCGAGCGCTAATTTACTGGTTCAGCTCGTACACCGTCAAGATGACCGCCGGACTTGACGCAATGGACGCATTCGGCGACGCGTAAGAGGTCAGCGCCAGTCCCGCCGAAGTAGTAAAGCCCACCGCCTTGATGGTCGACAATGCCGAGGTTGCGTTGTAAATAATTTCCGCATACGCCAGCGTCTTCGCGTTGTTCCCCGCCACTTGAAACACCGTGCCAGAGTTCGCAATGACCCCGCTCGCGTCCGTGAAGCTAAAGTAAAAGTCCACAGGGCTGCCGCCTGTCTCCTGCATCAGCATCGAAATGCCCACCTTGTACACCGCCGCTTTTCCGAAGGTCACCACGTTCGAGGCAATGCTCGTGCCGTTCTGGATGAAAGTCGTGGAGAGCTGAATGTCTGCCGGTGTGCTCGCGCTAAATGCCTGGTTGCCCGTCTGGATGTATTGCGCATAGTTGAAGGTTGGAGTGAAGTAGGTGATTTCCTTAGTTGACACGTCGTAACCGAGAGCGGTTGTTTGCGTAGCGTTTCGAATTGGGTTAACATACAACCTACTTGCCCCATCACTGTTCAAAGCACTACCTGAAGCATTCAGTATGATAGAATTGGCGTGCTGGTTCAATATGCCCGCCGATACACCTATGGCAATTGCTGATGCACCCTGACCGGTTTGACCAGCACCATTACCATAAGCACATGCGTTGGTTCCTTGATTTGTTTCTCCTGCTCTTCTACCAACTGCTACTGCTGTACCACCTTGACCTTGGGCTCCTGCATAAAATCCTACTGCTACAGAAGTAGAACCTTGGTAAGTTGAAGGTGTATTTAATGTACCACTTCCGGCACCTGACCCAATTGCCACACTGTTGGAACCTTGGACATATCTCCCAGCACCACCACCGATAGCCACACAATTCGTTGATTGAGATACCTCACCTGCTACTCCTCCTACTGCAACTGACGATGTACCTTGAGTGTTGAAACCTGCACCTTGGCCTACTGCCACTGTCTGGTTACCTTGGCTAGTTTGACCGGCACTAACGCCAACTGCAACACTGCCACTACCTTGTGATGAATTACCAGCACCATTACCAATGGCCACAGAATTTGACAATTGCGAACTGCTACCAGCACTCACGCCTATCGCTACAGAACTGGCTCCTTGGGTAGTTAGTCCTGCACCGTTACCAATTGCTATAGCACTACTGCCTTGTGAAGTTTGACCTGCTGTATTACCAATTGCTACAGTATTAGTACTTTGAGCATCTCTTCCTGCTGAATTACCAATTGCTACAGCAGATGACCCTTGAAATCCAGTTGATGGGTTTGTTCCTCTGCCTGCATTAACTCCAATAGCAACTGAATTAGTGCTTTGTGTATATCTTCCAGCACCTGTACCTATAGCAACAGAATATTGGGCTTGTGAAGTGTTACCTGCTAAATTTCCGATTGCCACGTTTTCTTGAGCCTGTGACGTGACGCCCGCGTTGGGGCCGATGGCCACGCTGTTTGTTGCCTGCGACGTCTGGCCTGCTGAAACGCCTATGGCCACAGAATTTGACTGTTGTGAATTGTTACCTGCATTCACGCCTATTGCCACAGAATTGGCTCCTTGGGTAGTTTGACCTGCTGAATTTCCAATCGCTACAGCACTGCCGCCTTGCGAACTTTGACCTGTCGAATTTCCAATCGCTACAGCACTGGATGATTGTGCATCTCTTCCTGCTGTAGTACCAATTGCCACAGCACCGGAGCCTTGAAATCCGGTTAACGCTGATGTTCCTCTACCAGCATCGATACCAACAGCAACAGAATTGGCACCTTGTGTGTATCTCCCAGCTCCTGTGCCAACAGCGACAGAATTGGCACCTTGCGAAGAGTTCCCTGCCAAATTTCCAACTGCCACCGTCTCCGTCGACTGTGATGTGCTACCTGCATTGCTCCCAACAGCGACAGCTGACGAACCTTGCGAAGAGTTCCCTGCGTTAACCCCGACAGCCACCGCTGAACTCCCTTGGAAGTTGGTGCCACCCGCTGCGCCAGTTCCTGCCAGGTAACCAATCGCCACCGCACTCGCCGCCTGGTCGTATCGACCCGCCTCGCTGCCGATGGAGACGCAGTTCGTCTTCTGGCTCGTGGTCGATGCGTTCGACCCGATCGCCACGCTTCCCGCACCCTGCGAGCTGGTCCCCGCGCTCGCACCTACAGCCACACAATTCGCACCCTGCGAACTTTTCCCAGAGGCAAAGCCCACCGCCACCGCCCCGGTCGACTGAGAATTTTGCGCCGCCTCGGGGCCAACTGCCACACATTCCGAACCTTGGGACCTTCCGGCAAAAAAACCAATCGCCACACTGCCGTTGCTTTGCGTCTCCCCCGCAAGATAGCCGACTGACACGGAATTTGCCCCCTGACTCGACGCCGACGCAAACGGCCCAATTGCCACGCAGTTCGCCCCCTGAGTGACACTCGCAGTGCCCATCCCGACAGACAATTTCCCGTCCAACGTGCTACCACTGATGGACAACGTTCCGCCAACCTTCAATTCGCCCGTGTTCGGGTTCACGCTGAAGGGGTTGGTAGTGTCGTCAATGAACAGGTCTTTGCTCCCCGTGCCCGTCGTCTTCACGTAGGGGATGTAGCATGTCGCGTTGGCGTCGTCACTGGTTGCCGTCACCCGTGTCGAAGTCGTCGCACTTGTCGCCGTCACGTTCATCGTGTTCGTCGAGGGGTTGTAAGTCAAAGGAGTCGTTGAGTCGTCGATGAACAACGGCTTGCCTCCGTTCCCCGTCGTCTTCACGAAGGGGATTGGGTAGCTGCCCGCGCTGTTGTCGCTCGTAACATTCACATCGCTGATGATGCCCGTTACCAAGTTCGTCGAAGGGTTGTACGTCAGTGGTGTCGTCGTGTCGTCGATGAACAACGGCTTGCTCCCAGTCCCCGTCGTCTTCACAAAGGGGATTGGGTAGCTGCCCGCACTGTTGTCGCTTGTCATCGTCACCTGTGTCGAAGTCGTCGCACTTGTCGCACTTGTCGCCGTCACGTTCATCGTGTTCGTCGAAGGGTTGTAAGTCAGAGGGGTCGTCGAGTCGTCGATGTACAAGGGCTTCCCGCCCGTCCCCAACGTCTTCACGAAGGGAACCGGGTAACTGCCCGCACTGTCATCGCTGGTCACCAGTACATCGCTCACAGTCCCGCTGATGGAGCCCGCGTTCAGAATGTCGTTGCCGTTCATGTCGACGTCGTTCGCCCCCGCGTTGTTGCCCAGCGTCAGCACCGCGTCCAAATCGTAGCCTCCCGGAGGGATGGGGGCCAGCTTGTTGAACTCGCTCTCTAAATAGGACAGCCGTTGATTCAGGTTGAAGTTCGAGTAATATGCGCACATCTATACATGACAAAGATAATAATCTGACCATCGTCGTCATTTTACGCGTTCAAGTGTGACAACAGGAAAATGTCCCGGTCTCCTAAAACCACCTTGGGGTACGTCTTCATCACCGTCACGCTTCTGCTGGGGATGCGTTTCAGTTTCGCTATCTCGTCCTTGTCCAAACCCAAGTAACTCTCGCACAAGTATTTCAACATTCGTCCGCCCATCGTCTTGGGGAAGAAGGTGATTGCGTGGCTCTCGTTCAGAACCCGTTTCGTGTCGTTGCCTGCAGTTGCTAAGTGGCTCGTGAACACGCAGTAAATGTTCGCGTGGCGACCTGCCTCCGCTATCATGCCAAAAATCCCGTTCACCTTGTTCTTAATCTTCTTGTCCATCAAACAATCCGTGTCGTCGAAAATCACCAGGCTGTCCTTGAAGTCGTCCACCACAAATTCCTCCTCCAAAAATTCCGCCGTCTTGATTTTGATGCGTTTCAGATTCTTGATGTCGTCCACACTCTCGTCCTTGTCAATCGAAGAAATCATGAAAATCGGCCGTTTCGGAAACACGCGTGCAAACTCTTTGCAGAACCTCTTCGTGAAGTACGACTTGCCCGACCCCGAAGAACCGGTTACGTAAAGTATCATGCGCTCCGTCTCAGGGTTCGGAATTAGCTGAAACCGCTGGCCTTCCGGCAACGTCAGCGTGTTGAAGGGGCGCGCTATCCCGGTCTCCGTCTCACTCACGCACACAATAGGGTTGTTCATCCGCGTTCGGCGCTCTCCGCCTTCACTCGTCTCAATGATTGCAAGGGGGGTGCCCTGGGCCTCGAAGTTCAGTGCCATTCTCTACCCTTCCTAAAGATTTTAATCCAGTCCAATTCGCTCCTATTTTTCTCTTTATTTCAAATGAGGAGGGTCCAAGGGTTCGGGTTGCCGTGTCCCACTCTTCAATGTACATTGCAGAGTGTCCGCCCCTAAATGAATTGGGTTAAGTTGGAATTATCCTAACCCATTTCCCTGAATTTCCGAATTACGCGATGGTGTGGGGCTCCTCCTCGACCTCTCCCAGTCGTTTGAGTCCTAGCCAAACCTTACATGTTTTGCCTTTTATCTTTTTGTCATCCCGCGTCACATTGCCGTATTTCTTCAGAACGCAATATTTGGCAAGCAGTGACCCGAACTTTTTCATGGACAAGTCCAGGTCGCATTTGCGAATGAACTCCTCAATTTCGCTACTCTTGGCATAGTCCCGTTCGTCATTGGTAATCTCGAACTCATCCAAGATTACCTTGAGGGGGTCTTTGTCGTCACCCGCCCATTCTTCCTTCGCCTTGATCACTTCCTCCGGCTCTACCTCGATGCCAGTCTCGCGGAACTCCATGTAGCGACGGATGAACAAGCCAACCAGCACGCGTTGGAAGCGAAGGGTTTTAATCTCCTTTTCGATTTCAGGGTCTTTCTGTAACTGAAACGGGTTGCCTTCTTCGGGCTCGCTGACAAACTCTTTTTTGAAACTAACGTACCTGAGACGTGCGTCAACCGCATCGTCGTACGGGGCTATCTTTGGCAGATCGTTAGCGAAACACACGCTGAGGAAGTGGGTGATGAACTCCTCCTCTTCTTGTCCGTGGGTACGCCCTATCAACGTGTCACCTCCGCTGGACAGCTTTTTTATCATGTTGCCGTTCAAAATGGTCTTGGTCTTCATCTCGTTGGAGAATATCAACCGCCTGTAACGCAACAACAGCGCCCATCTCATGGACTTGGCCTCGTCGTCGCCTGAGTTGCGGTAGGCAAGGTTTTCCGCATTGAAGGAGCCCACGTATTGGCCACAAGCGAGGGTGATGGCCGTGCTCATGATGGACTTGCCACAGTTGGTTCCACCGAGACCCATCACAAAACGCTTCATCATATCGCCCATCAAACCGCGCGCCAAATTCAAAAGAAGGAAGTCGCCTTGCTCCTTGCCGAGCGGGTTCTCGAACAGGCGGGTTCTCACGCTCTCCATGTATCCCATGTCTTCGTCGCTGAATGCCTCGAAGTCGTGCGGAATGCAAGCGAAAAACACAATGTCAGGCTGAAATCCGTGAGTCTCCTTGTCGTAAAACCGCCCTTCCACCGCGTCAAAGTAGCCATTCTTGAAGAGCAACTTTCCCAGCGAACTATACTGCTTCTCCTTCAACCAATTGTCATCGTGGCAAAGGGTGCGGATCGACGAGTAAATTTTGTTGCGCAAGTTCTCGGTATTCCCGTATGACTTTGTTTTGGAAATAACCTGATTGTCATCTTTGTCCAAGGTGGCGACGTGCAAATACTTGGCGTGTTTTATCACGACCTCGTCGTGTACCACCTTGTCATCCGACCACATGCCCGTCTTGTCATTGAACACAAACAATTGGTGGTCGCAGTATCGCCAATGTGGGTACAGTCTGAATAACTTCACTGCCGCATCCAGGTCGCTGAGCACGCCTGTCAACTCGTGGACTTCATCGGGGGTCGCGTCGTCGACCGTTTCAGGAATGTCGTGGAAGCCTTCAATTGGTTTCAGTTCCCACTGAAGTTTGAAGCCCGTGAGTTCGAGCGTTTTCTCGTTCAGCAGGGTTTGAAACTCTTCCTTCCCAATCGCGTCCACGTTGGCTTTCAACAACTTGACTCCATCAAACTCGTAGGTTGCTATTGGGAGGGGGCAACCGTTCACCTTGGTGACATTTGTCTCCTCCACCATCCATCGTAGCATTCTGGACACGATTTGCGTCTCCATCTCCTGGAGGTAAGTCGATAGGAACGAGCCCAGGAAATTCTTCTGTTCCTTGGCCTCCTTCTTCTTACGGCAGGTCTCGTACAGGGCGGGGTTATGTTTCTTGACGTGGTTGGCTATGTCGTTCAGTTGGTTGCGGAACAAGGTCAAGAAGGGGAGTTCGATGGGCGATGTGACCTCGTTCTCCCGCTTCCACTCCTCAACGCTTCCAAAAAAGCACAGCCGAAGCATCAACTTCTTTGCGTTGTTGCGCGACACTCCGTAGGTGTTGGTGACCTGGGCGAGCACTGCCTCTCGGTCTTCGATGTATTTGCAAATGGCCTCACAAGGGATGTTGTGGGGGGCGCACAAATTCTCCACAATGGCTGGGTGGGCATTACACAGGTCAAAGTCGTAGTAAATGTCCCGAATCAGCGTGTTTCGAATTTTCTTCTGGAACGATGTCAATCCGAGGGCTTTCTGCGGGAATGCGCGCCCGTATCCATCTCGTCCGCGCACGTACTTAACCTTGAATACCTTGGTTTTGGCGTCGTAGGTTTTCAAGTAGGCCCGTAGTTGCTGTTTTTGGTTGCCGTGGTGGATGGCTGAGTACCTGTGAGCATAGTTCGTCTCGTCCCAGACTTCGCCGATTTGGTCTGAGTTCAAGAGGGCGGTCACTCTGCCAACTGGGTAGTATTCGCCTAAAGCAAGGTTGTCCAGAAAACAGGGGGTGGCGGAGATAGTCAAAGAGCGGGGTGGGGGGGGCATCTTCTCTAAAGTGAGTATAGGAAATATTTTTAAGTCGTTTTCCTCAAATATGACAAATTGGTTCAATTTTTTTCAATCTCTCAAGATGGCCAGGAACACATTCTTGGCTTCCTTCCACATGGCATATTTCGCCTGGTATTTTCGGTTCAGAGTTCTGACCCTGTCACGGTTCTTCGCTCTCCATTTGTAAATGTGAGCCTTGTTTTGTTCGTAGGTGGTGTGTGGCATTGTTCCTTCTATACTCTACTGACATTTCCTCTAAATCAATTTTCCGACAAACAGGGAAGAGGGGGGCGGGGGGTTGGTACTTCCTTCTCGGGTTTCTATACTCAAAGGTTGCCGGTTGCCGGTTGCCCATTGATTTTGATGACTTCCCATTTTCCAATATCATCTGCCGACAATCGTCGGCACTTCATTCCTCATTTTCATAGTCTACCAATTTCAATGAGCAACCGGCAACCGGCAACCTTCCATAAGAGTATGTATAGAAGGCAAGAAGGGAAGTGCCGAACCCCCTGCCCCCTTTCTTCTTCGCGTCGTTTTGACATGATGTACATCACAAAGTGTCCGCCACCGAATAAAATTGAGATGGAAACAGCTTAGACACAACTTCACATGATACCTTACGAAATGACAACCAACATGGTAAACGGAGACGACATGGCAAAGAGATTGGAGGCCTTTGAACGTCTGCAAGAGGCACGCAGGAAGGCGAATAAGAAATACCAGCAGTCGGACAAATTCAAGGAGTCTGTGAGACGGTACTACGAGAAGACCAAGGAACAGCGACGCGAGTACTCGAGACAGTACTACATGCAACACCGCCAAGAACGCAACGAATACATTCGCACGTACCGAGCGCGCAAAAAGTCGGCCAAAACCGAACCCGAAACCGTCCCCCCCGACAGCGCGTAACTTGCAATATAATTATGTTGAAACAACCTAAAAACAACACTTGCATGTACACCACGCGATGACAACCAACCCCACTCTCTTCGAATTCCTCCAAGTGAATGTCGCCAAGAAATCCAGCAACGCACCGACCCACACACGCATTCCCGACAAGAGTCTGAACATACACGGCGGTTCGTACTTCATCGCTCCTGACCAGGTGGACACATTCAACACTTTGTATTGTCGTCACGTCTTCCAGGCGGGGAGGCACGAGTACTTGACCGAAAAGCAGTGTGGCCAATGCGTCGCGTTGGATTTCGACTTTAAGTATGCGCCCACCGTCACAGACAGAGCCCACACGCCCGGCGACATCGTCTGCATCGTGGAAGCGTACATGAAAGCGTTGCCCAAGTTCATCGCCTACGACGGCAGTCCCATCGACGTGTTCGTGTTTGAGAAACCGCACGTGAATCGGCTCGCCGACCTCACGAAGGACGGAATTCACGTCATTTTGGGTGTGAAGATGGATTTTCCTACTCAGCTTAAGTTAAGAGAACACATGATTTCCGTGCTTCCTCCACTGTTGTCGCACCTCCCTCTCGCGAATGACTGGGGACACATCCTCGACGAGAGCATTAGCCGAGGCACGACCAACTGGCAGTTGTACGGCTCCAAGAAACCAGGACACGAAGCATACAAACTGGTCCAGCACTTGAAGTGCAGCGTAGACCCCGCAGACGGCGAAGTGTGCATGGACACGCAACCCGTCCCCGACGACGTCACCCCGCTTTTCCCTAAACTGTCCGTGCGTTACCCAGACCACCCAGAATTCCCAACCACATTGTCGACGACCCAGCCGGCCAGGAAGGCGGACACCCCCGCCAAGAAGACGGCCAGCCACGCCGAAGGCGCCACACTTGGAACCGTCGCGAAAGTCGTTGAGGCCATCCTCGAGTCCGACCCCCACTTTTTCGACGACTACGACGCCTGGGCGCGCCTCGGGTTCATCGTCTACAACACGTGCAACGGAAACAAGGACGGCGCGGACCTCTTTCACTCCCTCTCCCTCCAATTCCAGACGGACAGCGGCAAGAAGCACGACGAGAGCAACGTCATGAAGCAGTACTACAACGCGCAAGCCTCCCGCGACAAGAAGCTGACCATTGCCACTTTGTACGCCTGGCTCGCCAAGCTCAACCCCAACCACCCTCTCGCCAAGAAAGCATGCTTGTTCCGATTCGCCACAGACGACGACCAGGCCAGCGACATCATTTACGACGAGCTGAAAGGCGTTCTCAAGTCCTACAAGGGGCGTCTGTTCTACCTCCACGGGAATGTCTGGGTCTCCGACCGACCCCTCATCGACGACCACGTACTCAACTTCATCATGAAGTCGAACGTTTACCTCGGCATGAACGAGAAAACCAACAAGCCGATTGCCTTTGTCCAAAACGTCACGAAGGCCCGCAAGGTGCAAGACGCCCTCTACAGCAAAGTCCGCGTGCTCAACAACGACGAAGCCCTCTACGACAAGTTCCACTCGTCCACCAAAGGCAAACTCGTCTTTGAAGACGGCATTCTCGACTTCAAAACCGCCACGTTCACCCTCTGGGCCGACATCCCTCCTGGCACCATCTTCACCACCACTAAAATCAACTGCAATTATGCCGACTATTTCGGAAACCCGGACTTTGACGAAGTGGCCAAGGTCAAGCGGGACATTTTCGACGTGTTGTATGGGGCAAAGACGCCCGACGCGTTGGCGTTCCTGTCCAGAGCACTTGCGGGGCACCACGAGGACAAGCGCTGGGCGACCTACATGGGCAACCGCAACAGTGGCAAGGGTGTCGAGTACGACTTGCTGGCCAACGCCTTCGAGAGCTACGTGAGCGCGTTTGAACTTGGCAACATGATGTATTGCCGGAAGACGTCTGGCTCCGACAGCATGGACAGCAAGAAGCTGTATTGGCTGATGGATCTGGAGTTCGTGCGGCTGGCCGTCTCGCAGGAAGTCCCCGACTCCTCGACGGGACTCAAAGCGAGCGGGGCTATTCTCAAGAAAATCACGGGTGGCGGTGACACCATCGTGGCGCGTCGCAACTTCGACCGCTACGACACGCATTTCAAGCTGGACACGTCCTTTTACATCAAGGGCAACAACACCTTGGAGTGCGACAACGTGGACTGCGACGAGACGCGGTTGCAGTTCGAAAGCGTCACCCAGTTCAAGACGCAAGAGGAGATTGACCTGATGGATGCGCAAGGCAGGGCGCCCGAGGAAATGGTGCGCTACCGCGTCGCCGACCCCTCGATCAAGGAGCGGTGCAAGTCGGACGCTTGGAAGAGGGCCACCATCTACCTCATGCTTACGCACTACCGCACTACGCCCGTCGAGGTGCCCAAACATTGCGACGTCGAGGACAACACTCTCTTGGGCGCACTCCACGAGAAGTTCGAGTTCACGCACCGGGACACCGACAAAATCGTGTGTGCGGAAGTCTACGCCATCATGAAGGACTTCGACCGCGGAAAGGTCACGCTCGAGTTGGCTCAGTTCAACATCCACAAGAAGAAGGACAACTCCAGGGGCGGGGCAACTCACAACAAGTGGTGTTTCTGGGGCATCAAGTTGCGCCCCACTGAAACAGGCGACAATGAAACACCATAATGTACACATGTTGTGTTGACGCCATGACGCCAATGACGCCAGCCTTATTTCAAACTTTCCTAAAAATTTCACTTTCCCTTCTTCAAAAAAAAACAAAAGTTAGGAATAAGACTGGAGTCATTG